AAGCAAAAGGAAAGGCTCCTAGCGAGGGAGCCTATCCGGATGTTCGGGGCGTTTATGGAATTGAATTAGAGGTGCAGCCTTGGATGTTGGATTCGAACCAACGGCCTCAGCTTACTATTACGGTTTTCACGTACTCAGCTTTGCTCTGACCAACTGAGCTAATCCACTGCACCTGCCAAATGATATCACGCCGGCGCATCCCAATGCGGATAGCCGCGCATTCTCTTTCACGAGCCCTACGGCACATGTCGCGCAGGAATCCGTAAGTTGTGCTGGATAATGGACTTCATGGCACGTCCAGAACGCCCTTACCAGGTCACGCTCCGCATGAACGCGGAGGAAATACGGCTGCGCGACGAGCTTGCCCGGCGCAATGGCATCGACCACGCCGGAGTGATGCGCCAGGCGCTGCACCGCTGGGCGCGCGAAGAAGGCATTTCGGTGGCTACGCTCGACCTCAATGCAGCAAATATCCCCACACCTGGGCGACGAAAATAGCGTCGGACTTGAACATGCACTTGGCGGTGGGGTGCAGCGTACACGCGGCCAGCTTCTGTTCGACTAGCTCGCCCGTATGCAGGATGCCCGCGCCACTGTCCATCGCGTAGGCGATGTTGGGATTGGCCAGCAGCGCGTCGGCGGTGTCGAGGCCGGTGTTGAGGCGGGTTTCCGTGCCATGGAAGTCGGTGAAGAGTTGTAGCTCCTGCGCGTCGAGCGTGGTGAGGTTCTTGTCTTCATGGTTGGCCGCGACCTCGATCTGCCCGAAGGTGCCGCGCACCGTGTTGAGCGTCTTGCCCACATCGGCCACCGTGCCGCACGGCCCCGGCACGCACGGCGCATTGATGCGGTCGAGCGTATCTCCGGCCTTCGCACTATCGCGCGAAAGCTCGCCGGTAAACTGCCCGAGCTGGCGGACCACAGGCCCCACCGTGGCCACCTGGCGATCGAGGGTGTCGAGGCTGGCGTTGACCCGAGCGGTCTCGCCGGCGAGCGTGGTCACCGCCTGCGCGCCCACCTCCGCGAAGGTCGACCCGGCCGCCGCCGTCAGACCCGCGACGCCGCGATCGGCGTGCTGGACCGCGCTCGAGAGCTGGAACTCCAGCAGCACCGCGCCCACGCCCACCGTCGCGCACACCACAGCCAGCACCACGGCCACCGCGACCACCGCGCGCACGATCGCCGGCGGCAGATGCAGCCGGTATTGCTTCAGTTCTGTCATCGGTTTTTCCCCTTCAGGTGTTCGACCCCGTGGATGATCATGTAGACCCGCTGGTAGGTGGTTCCTACCCGCGCGGCGATGTCGCTGTAGGACATCCCTTCTTTGCGCATCTCGGTCAGCGCCAGACGCTGGGCCTCGCCCTCGCCCCGCGCCTCCGCCCCCGCCCGCGCGATCGCACGTTTCTCCTCTGCGATCCGCGCGCACAGCCCGTCGTACTTCGACTCCATCTCAACCAGCGATTGCCAGCAGACCCAGAACAACTGCTGCCAATCCATGGACTCCATCTCGGCTTGTGTCGGCTGTTCCATAGGGGAAGGCGCTCGGAGTGGACGCGAACTCACAGGTCGCCGCTGCCGTCGAGCTGCTGGACGACGAAGTTGTAATTGAAGGGCGCGGCGAGGTTCGAGTGCGCGGAGTCAGGCACGTTGATGCCGCCGGGGATCGCGCCACTGACCACCGTCCCGCAGAACTGGGTCTGCGCCGGCACCAGCCCCCAGCCGGTCTCGGTGATGCTGATAGCGGTGCCCTGCGCACCTGTGATGGTGGCGCAAACCGTGCCGTAGGGCATAGGCGAGCCGCCGCCGATCCCGCCGATCTTGCAGGCTGGCCACGGTGACGTTGGTGGTGTGCTGGGCGTACGCCGAGGCCGGCAGCATGCAGGCGCACAGCAGGGCAACGGCTGTCTTGAGCAGTCGATTCATAAAGCTCCTTCTTTTTCCGGTTTCAGCTAAGGACGGTGCCGACCCATGCGGAGCCGGTATAGACCCACAACTTCTTTGCCGCCGCATCGAACGCCATCGCACCCGCGATGGGAGCATTCGCCGGCGCGCCCGCCGTCGCAGGCAAAACAAACTGGCCATCGTTATTGACCGAGGACAAAAGAGAGCCGTCCGAGTCCTTGAACTCCAGCAGGTCGGCGCTTTGAAGGCTGGACAACTCCGCCGCGAAAGCGACGATCGCAGCGGTCGACGGGTAAATTCCGTCGAGCCCGGTCCACGTGGCGGAATAACTCCCCGCCGCCGTCTGATTTTGATCGGCCGTTATATTCACGGGGTATTGCCCGGTCTCCGACTCGCGGACCGTGAACCCGGCGGCGTAGGCAGTCGGAGACGCATTCTCCGCGATCGCAGTGAAGATCAGGGCGCCCTGCGAAATACTCACCGAACCCGTGCCCAGAGATGCAACCGTCCCGTTAGCCGAGCTGCTGCCCAGCAGAGCGCCGGTCAGTGCAATCCCCGAATATTCGTGGATGGTGAGCTGGCAGGTATTGCCGCTGCCGTTGGTCGCGGTCACCGTATTTGCGCCCGCCTTGATATTCAGGGCGTACCACACGCTGACAAACCATGTACCGGGATTCGAAACGGCCAGCGCATAGGTATTGCCCTGCGAATCGGTTACGGCAGATAGCGCTCCGGCCCAGTCCGACGCGACCACCACGATGCAGTTGCCCGCCGTATTGTTAGCCGGGAAAGCGACGCTGATATTTCCGCTGTTGACCGTGCCCTTGCTGCCCTGAACAAAAGCAGGCGTGGCGACGCCCCCCGCCGTCCCGCTGATCTCCATTCCAACCGTTCCCGGCGCACCGGTGCTGAGCAGCGCGGGAGCTGTGAGGCCCGCGCCCAGCAACACTGTGCCGTAGAGCGTGGATGTAGCGCGCTGGGCATAGGCTGTCCGCGAGTCCTGCGGCGTCGCGCCGTCGCTCTGAAACACGATAGCCTGGTCATCGGTCGGAACCGCGGGCGTGGTCTGGTTCCAATAGCTGCTTTCGGTCGGTACGCTCATCCTAAACTCCCACCTGCGAGGTATACGGCGCGGGGTTGCCGCCCGGCATCTGGCGCACGCCGCTGCCCGCCGGAAGGCACAGCACCGCGCCCATGTAGGTGTTGCCCTGGACCCCGACCAGCGCATTCGATGTGCTGGCAGTGGCCGTCAACGTCGGGGTGCCGCTCTCACCCGCCTGCGCCGTGTCGGCGATGGTGACGTAGTACCAGGTCGGCGTGCCAGGCGCGGGAATGGTCAGCGTGCGCGCTGCGTAGTTCACCGCGGGAGCCGCGCCGAAGGTCACCGCCGTGGCCGCTACCGTGATTGTGGTCGACGTTGGATTGCTCAGCGAGATCGCAGGCGTATTGCTGTAGCCCGCCGTCAGCGAGTTTGGGCCATTGGCTGTTAGCGGGCCAACCGCAACCCATGCGGAGGTTGCGCCGTTGGCTGCAATCGAGCGCAGCTGCACGTTGTAGCTGATGCCGGAGATGACGTTGCCGACATAAGCCTGCTGGGTGCCGATGGCGATCGCCCCGGCGTCGGTGAACGATCCCGCGCCGACCACCTGGTACTGCACCTGCACCTGCACCACGCGCACATCGGCGGGATCGGTCCAGGTGACCAGGATGCGCGGATGATTGACGCCGTCCGCGCCCAGTAGTGCGGTGCCGCTGTTGCTCAGCAGCGCCACGCCGGTGGGCGGCACGATGTTGTAGGGCATCTGCGCTGGGTTCGAGGGCACGTCGTAGACGCTCAACTCCTCAGTGGTTGACCACTCGTACACGCTGGGATCGGCTTCCTGCGCAGTCGCTTCGAAGCGCACTACCTGGACCTTGTCCTGTTGCTCGGTATAAAAGCGCGTGCTGATGACTTCGAGCTGCTTGCCGGTCCAGTTGTAATCCGGAAACTCCTGGGTAAACAGGTCCAGTGGCTGCATCTGCCAGCAAGTCAGGTGCAGCGGGAAGGTTCCCGAGCCTTCCTGGCGATTGCGCAGGAGCGCGATCTTGGCCAGCCGTTGCGCCTGCGCCACCGAGAGCACGCAATTGAGGTCAAGCTCGAGCGGCAGTTGGTTCGACCAGGCCAGCCACGCCACCACCGCCCACCACGTTCCCGACGGCGCAACCGTCAGCGCGACCGCTGTCGCCGTCGCCGTGGCGGCCGCCGAGAGCGTGAGCGTAGGCGTCAACGTCGCGATAGTCGCGCCCGAGGGAATACCCACGCCGGAGATTGCGAGGCCCACCTGCAGCCCCGTCGTGATCGAGGGCGAGGCAAGGACGTTGCTGCCCGAGGTGGTATTCGCGGTGAACTGGATGGGCAGCGGATCGTTGCCGGTGTTGGCTGCCGCGAGCGAGATATACCGGTTGCCGCTGCGGCCGACCAGCGTTCCGGCGGCGTACGTGGTCCCGGCATCCCACGCGACGGCGGATCCGCCGCTCACGCTGTGCGCGGCTGGGTCGTTGCTCAGATTGGCGGCTATTAGCGAGCGATAGATAATGCCCGCCTTGGTGACTACGTCGTCAACGTCGTAGGTCAGCGTGCCGTCGTACGCGCCTTTCACGCCGGAGTCGTTCATCAGAAACGTATCCGCCGTGTAGCCGTGCAGCGGATCGCAGGCATATTGCGGGAAGCTGGTCGGCTGGAAGCCGAACGGCCAGTTGTTGAGGATGGTCCCGTTGTACCAGCCGTTCGAGTCGTAGAGATTGCCCGCGTCGTTATACGGCACGTTGGCGGCGATATAGGTACCGTTGACGCGGTTCCAGCGCTCGCGCAGGGCGCGGTAGGGGTTCCATTCGATCGGCCCCGTCATCGCGCTCGCGTCGAAATCGAAGCTCGGCCCCTGCCAGTATGCGGGCCAGATAAACCACGACCCGCCGATGCGGCTGAGCCTCCCTCCGGCGGCGGCCATCAGGTTGCCCAACGCATCGCCCGGAGAGACGGACGAGTCATACATCCAGTGCAGCGCATAGCGCAGCTCACTGTTGCCGTTAGCCAGCGGAACCGTCTCATCGCAGATGTTGGCCGCGGCAATCAGTTGCGTCTGGTCGACGCCGTCGATATCGCCCAGGCCCCACACCGGGTCAGTCAACAGATCGGCGATGTGCAGCGCCCAGTTACTGGTATAGCCGTAGGCTCCGGAGCGTGGATCGTAGATATCGTTCTTGCCGCGGACCGTAAACTTCAGCTCGGCAGATGCGGGGCCGCCGGGAAACAGGCTGGAGTTGTACTCGAGCTTGACATAGACATAGCAGCAGCCGCCCAGATACGGCGAGTTGCCGTGCCCATCCGCTACCCAGTTGCCGTCGTTGGCAGTCAGGGCGCCGATCACGTCGCCGGGGAGCTGGTCGCCGTAACGCGCCTCGACGTAGAGGCCGCTGTGCCCGGTGCCACCAAAGTTGTAAATCGCGCCGCCCGGGCCGACGTGGTCTCCGCCGTCCGCGATGCCTCCGAATCCCGTCCCGTTGCGCACGCTCCAACCCGGCCCGGAACCCTGCCAGTAGACCTGACGGCCATCGATGTACATATTCTCGATGGCGTCGACTTCATGCCCGGTCAGCACGATGACTGCGTTGTATTGATCGTGCTGGCTGCCGGTGGTCGAGCAGTACACCAGCACGCCGCCCACCCGGCGAATGCCGCGAACCAGCTGGCGATACGCTGCGGGTTGGCGGATGGTGATGCCAGTGCCCCGGTTGGAGGTGAGCGCGTTAGCGATTGCGCCGGCTTCCATCGAGATGCCGCCCGTGGCAAGCGAGCTCATAAGGGCGATCTCGAAGGGCGTCGCCGCGCCCGCAGTGACGACATCGAGCGCGATCGCGCCCGCGATCATCGCCGCACCCATGATTGCTTTAGCCATGTGCCTGTCCTTGTCTCCGCTGTCCGTTACACATGCCAGGCGCGCACGATGGCGCTGAGCGGCAACCGCACAGGGCCATCCTGCGCCATGCTGATGCCGTGCCGTCCACTGAGGTGCAGCACGCCCGCGATCTGCGCGCCGCCGTTTTCCATTACCAGCAAGTCACCGCGCTGCGCATACCGCGGCGTCGGCCACTCCAGCAGGCCATGCTTTTCCGCGCACCACGCTACAGCGTCCGCGACGGTCGAGCTGCCCGTAACGCTTTTGATCAGCGCGAAGGCCGAGGCCTCGTCGGTATATTTGCCGCGAAAGTCAGCGGCGATGTCCGTGCCGGTGAACGCCTGGATAGCGTTCGCGGCGAATAGGCAGCAATCATTCAAGCCCCAGGCGAAGGGCGTATGGCGATGATCGCGCAGGAAGCTGTCCAACTCCCGCGTCGCCCAGTGAGTGGTCCGTTGCAGCGCCATCAGGCCCCCTCGATCAAGCTGAGTTCCTGCAGAATCTCGACCCAGTTGAAGCCCATATCGTCCGGGTAGTAGAGGTGCTGATCCGCCGTCGTGTACTTGCGGTTGTTGGGCCGTTGCAGGTTGACCAGCCGGTTTTCGAGCGCCAGCGCGATCGTGCTGGCATCGGGTCCGGTGTTGACCGTGGGCTTATCCACCATGCCGGAAAACACCTGGTACGGCGTGCCCAGGAACGCGCCGCCCTGCATCAGCCCAAACCAGATCTTCGCCGGGCCGCCGGTGCGGATGTCGTTCAACGCCTCATAGACCATCGAAGCGTTGGTCGTGGGACTGCCGACGTAGTACACCGCCATGCCGACGAAGGTAACGTCCAGACCCACCGTCCCGGTGCTCTGATTGAAGATCGAGGCCTGCACGGTTGCGCCGGTCAGCGTGGTCAGCTCCGGCCCGAGGAACGTTGTCCCCGTCTCCCCCCAACCGGCGTCAAGCACGCCTCCCGCCGCCCCGACACGGACATAGACCGTGGAAGGGGGCGCAGGCCCCGCGGCTACGATCGCCACCGGATAAATCCCGGTGATAATCGCGCCGGCCGGAATCTCCAGCGGCAGGGGAAAGTCCCACCATCCCGCGAGGCAATTGGCCTCGAAATTAGTCTGATCATTCGCCAGCGTGCCCGTGGCCGCGGTCGCGGAAGTAGAGAAGCTCCAACCCCCAGCGCCCGAGCCTGACGACGGGGCGCTCCACTTGGACGCGAAGGACCAAGCCACACTTTGCCCAGCCGGCACGGTGACCGGCGGCGCGGGCGGAGTGGCCAACGGCCCGGGCCAGGGAATATCCGAGAAGCCGATGCCCGCAAGCGACACCGACGTGCCTTCCGCCTGCACCGCGACGCCCTCGGTAATGGCGCCCACGTTGGCCAGGTTGCCGACACCCTTCCAGGTGTGGCCGTTCCAGTCCAGATCGCCGATGCCAGTCCAGACGTATTCCACGCCGGATTGGAAGGTCAGCATGGCCAGGAACGCGGGCGAGATCGAGCCCGGCAGCCCCGCCGCCATCATAGTGTCAAGTTCGCGTGGCATCTAGCGATACTCCTGAATCTTGATCGGGCCAAGCTTGGTCAGCCGCGTGATGTCCCGGCTGTAGCCGCGGAGATTTACCGCCAGCCTCCACAGCGCCTGCGGCGAAGCGATGATCACGGGACTCGCATCCACCGGAACCTCGCGCAGCGAAGGCCATACGGGAAACGTCGCCTTGCCGCTCGCATCCGCGTCGACATCGGCCAGCGACTGATACATCCGATAGCCCGCCTGCACCTGGTCTCCGCGCCGCAACACGCCGGCGGCGGAGGCGGTCCAACCCTTGGTGCTCAGCGTGTAGCTCATGGCCGCGTTGCCGCCCAGCGCGCTGTTATCGATCAGCGGCGTGCCGGCGACCGAGCCGCGGGGCGTCGCCTTGGTCACATCGCCCAATTGGAAGGCGTTGGCCATGCCGCGTAGTTCCATCAGGAAACTGATCCAGTCGTCGCCATCGGCCAGGTTGCGCGGGGCAACCGTCAGCGTCGCACTCCACATATCCGCGCCCGGCCAGGACTGCGCCTGCACCTGCCCGGTAAACACCGAAGGCACGGTGCCCACCTTGTCTTCGACCTGAAAGTCGTAGGCCTTCAGCCCGGGCGCGGTGGGGAAGCTGACCAGAGTGACCGGCTGGCCCCCGACAGTAATTGTGCTAGTCGCCAAAACTCGCCTCTTTTTTATTTTCGATTTCGCTTGACACGTCACACTGACGCGCATACGGTTGTTTCAGCGCGACACGTTACTCTGACGCGCACGCACAAGGAGAACTAAAATGCAGACCTACATCCTGACCGTCAGCCTTGGAACTTTCATCCTCAACACCGCCTTCGACTCGCTTTTCCTCGCAGAGCGCGCCGGCCGTCGCGCCCTCTCGAACGGCGCGGACTCCGTCTCCGTCGCACCCAAACCCCGGCGCTCCGGACTGGCCTACTAAGGCCGCTTCGGTACAATTGCCTGCATGGCAAGAAAGCGGAATCCCTTGAACATCTACAGCGATGAAGAAATCTTCAGCGAAGCCGGACGCCGCCGACGCGCGCTTGCACCGCAAGCCCCCAACCCCAAAGTGCTGCGGCCCTGCCCCAAGTGCGGCAAGCCGTTCGGCGCCCGCGAACTGCGTATCCACAAACCCAAGTGCACCGGCGAAGCCCCGCCCGTGCGCCGCAAGCCGTCGCCTTCACGCACATAAGCGTTAGTGGCTGTTCAACGGCCGCCGGTTTTTGGTGTCGGCTACGGAGCGCAGCACGGCAGCATGGATCTGCGGTGCGGCCCGCATGGCTCCGCGGTAGCCCGCCTCTTCGACCGCAGCCGGATCGGTTGCGCCGCGTGCGTCTACATTCACATGCGTGGTGGGGTTGACGCCGCCCAGCGCATGGTTGGGAATAATGCTGCCGCCCTGGCCGCCTGTCTTCATAATTTCCGGACCCTCCTCGCCCACCATGATCAGCGAGTTCGTGGGGTAGTTGTCGGTTCCTTCGGCGAAGCCCGGAATCAGCTTGGTCAGCCAGCTTGCGCCGGTGGCCAGCATGCTCGCCATGCCGCTGCCGCCGCCCCCGGTGGCCTCCGCCATGTCGGACTGCTCCATGCTGCTGTCTGCACCGCCGCCCTTGCCGCCAAACATGCCGGCAAGAAACTTACTGAGTCCTCCACCGCTGCTGCTGCTGCCCGAACTGCCGCTGCTATCGCTGGCGCTGCTCCCGCCCTGGCCGCCACCCATCAGGCCGGAGATGAACTTGCTGAGTCCTCCACCGCTACTACTGCCATCGCTCTTGCCACCACCCAGAGCCTCAGCCATATCGCTCTGCTCCATACTGGTGTCGCTGCCCTTGCCGCCTTTGCCGGACATCTTCACCCACAGCGCAGCCGCCTCGCTCGATCCGTCGTGCTTGCCGCCTCCCAGACCGAGGCCTTTCATCAGCGACCCTTCCGCACCCTTCAGCATCGTGCCGCTGGCGCTGGCGAAGATATCGTGCCCCGCCTGTCCAAAGACGTGTTGTCCGCGCGTCTGGCTAGCTGGCTCGGTCAGCATCTTCACAATCGCCGAGTTGGTCTGGCCGAGCCCTTCGCTGAACATCGACTTCATCATCGTGCCCGCGTTGGTCGCCTCCAGCGTGAATTCGCGCAGCGCATCGTTCAAGCCGCCCATCAGCGTGGTGCTCTCGATCCGCTTGTCGTCCTCCATCTGCTGCAACTGGTTTTCGTGATCGAGCCGCTGCTGCTCGGCCGCCAGCCGTTGTAACTCCTGATCGCGCTGCTTGTCGGTCAGGCTGCTGTCGCCATTGACCGAGGCAACCTGCCCGGCAATATTGTCCGAACCCACCTGATACTGACGCCGATGCAGACTTGCCATCTCCCGCGCATTGTTGCCCGCGCTTGCGCCATAGTTCGCCGTCTGCCATTCCATGATCTTGAGCTGCGCCTCCGACTGCGCC